AGACAACATATCATTATATAACTGATAATATTATGTTCACCGTATAGTGTTGCAGGTGGCGTGCCAAGTTTGAAAAATTACATATAGTGGTTAGGAATGGGGCGAAATAGGGAGATTTAACCAATATATGATGTTTTGTTAGAAGATTTTAGTGACAATTTACGGCACTAGGTGACAATTTTTGAACCTATTGATTTTATTGGGGAAATTGGGATAGTAAAGATAAAAGGTGTGGGATATCAAAGGCTTAGGTGGGTGACAAATTTTGTCACTATAGATATATAACTAATTCAGTCAGCTATAAGAAAATAATCTAATAGGGGGGCAGGGGGGATAGGGGGATCTCTTTATAGTCGAATAGAACCCAAAAAATAGCTCACAAAAATCCAGAGATAAAGCTTGACTTTTATCTTCACCTGTGTTATAATATTAGTATAACCAAAGGGGGAGATAATTATATGGCTAGATATCAGTGGACAGACGAGAAGCTAGAGAAATTAGAGATGATGGTAGAGAGAAAACTCTCTGCAACTGAGATTGCGAAGCAATTCGGAGTATCAAGAGCTAGAATCTATCAGGTGATGGAAGAGCATGGGATAGAAACCCCGAAAAGAAGGAGAGAACAGAAGGGATTGTCTCAGGCAGAATACAGAATCTGGAAGAATCTTATTGCTATCAGAAGCAGGGCTGAGGAGCCTGTAGATCTAGAGCTCGAAGATCTTCTTCCTCTCCCAACGGAATGTCCTATCCTAGGAATTCCTATTGATTACAAGGCCAAGAGGAATGGCTGTTATTCAGAGAATAGTCCTTCTATAGATAGAATTAATCCCAAAGGAAGATATACTAAAGATAATGTCGTAGTTTGCTCCTGGAGAGCAAATCGCATTAAAAATGATGGTACAGCAGAAGAACATAAAAAAATATTTGAGTTTATGTACGATTATAGTTGAAAACCTATACACTTTTATGGTATAATATACGTATAGAGTAAGTGATTGATACTTACTTACGAATCACAACAAAGTGATTCGCTATGATAGATTGCTAACGGAGACAAGTCTATCTTAACAGATTGTTTAAAACCATAACTACCTTTCAAATACTAACCGACCCTTTGAGGGGTCGGGTTAATTATCTTTTCAAATAAAGTATATGATCCCATAGCCGCCTGACGGCGGCGGGATATAGTATATATTCTTTCTTCAAGTAACCTAAAACTTGCTTTCAAACTCTATAGAGGTATTTTCAATGTCTGACAAAGACAAAAAGAAGGTGTCTGCTGGCAGACCACCTATCAAAGCTATGTTTGAGAATGGAACTTATGATATGCAAGAGTTCCATGATGTGTTTATTGAATGTGAAGACACTACAGAGTATGAACCTGCTCTCAAGCTTACTGGTAGTTGGCAGGAATGGGAGAAGATCAAGAAGAATCATGCTGAGTTCAGAGCTAATTTAGAAGATTGGCACGAAGAGTTGAAAGTGAAACTCCGTTCCCGCTCGATACAGAAGATTCAAAAGCTTGCTGAAGGGGATAATGCTGCTGCTCTCAACGCAGCTAAGTGGATTGCTGAAGAGGGAGCTTACGGTAAGAAGAAAGGTAGACCTACTAAAGCGCAGAAACGAAGAATGCACGACGAGATGGCTAATGAAACTGCTGAAACGAAAGCAGAGAAAGCCCGAATCCTATCTATTCTCAATGGTGGGAAGTCGAAAGAGGTATAATGAAGAGTTTAGTTACACTGGTCCTTCAAATCTTTTTAAGGTTCTTTGAGTTGTGGGTGTCCAAAGCACCACAACGAGAGCAGAAAGAAAAAGAAAAGGAACGACAAGATGTTCGTAAAGCTATTGTGTCGAATGACGCTGATGCTATTTCTGCTAAGCTTGATAGCCTGCTCGACAAAGCAAGAGATCGTAGTAATGAACGAAGCAAAGACAGTAAAACTGGAACAGGGAAATAAAGCTCCTTGGTCTGGTTGGTTATTAACTGATGGTGCCTTGGCTACTCTGATTGAAGAAGTAGAAAGGTGCCAAGAATAAGGAGATAATATGGAAGAGTTTATCGCACAATATTCGGAAGCGATTGTTCTGATTGTAGTAGGTGTTGCTTATGAGTTTATCGCTAATAGCAAACTCCAGAGTAACTCTATCTTTCAACTTGTAAAAAATGTTTTTAAAAGTCTTATCAATAAGCTTGAGAAAAAATAAGGAGTTCTTTTGAGCAATTATTATTCTGACAAACATTTAACCCCGGCACAGAGGGACATTCGAGAAATTGCGATGGCAGACCTCCGGGCGTTTGTTGGTCTTGTTGCTCCTTACCGAATGTTTGGTCACTGCCACCATGACCTCATGAACTTCCTAATGGAAGAAGATAGCCATCAGCTAGTCCTGTGGCCTCGCGGCCACCAGAAGAGTACACTAATCGCATACTGGGCGGCTTGGTGGCTTATCAAGCATCCAGAGAGCACCATTATTATAGCATCTGCCACGGCAGACTTGGCTGAAAAGCAGCTTGGGTTTATTAAAGATACAATCTTGGATACTCCTATCGTCAAAAAGTACTGGAAAGAATTGATTAGCGACGAAGAGGGTAAGCGATCTATGTGGAGGAACAGTGAGATTGCTGTAGATCATCCACGAAGAGCGCAAGAAGGTATCCGAGATCCTAGTATTAAAGCTGTTGGTATGGGAGGAAACCTTACTGGTTTCCACGGTGACGTCGTTCTACTAGATGATATCGTAGTGGATGAAAACTCCCAAACTAAAACAGAAAGGGATCGAGTTAAACGATGGGCATCTCTCTTGGTGTCTATCCTAAACCCAGGGGGGATGGTCAAAGCTGTTGGAACACGCTATCATCCTGATGATCTTTATAATGATCTGATTAAAATGGAAGAGGATATCTTCGACGACGAAGGTGTTAGCATTAGATCAGAAGCTGTATATAAAGTTAGCACTAAGGTGGTCGAAGAGGATGGCCAGTTCCTTTGGCCCAGGCAGCAGCGTAAGGATGGTAAGTGGTACGGCTTTGATAATAAAGAGCTTGCTAGAATCAGAGCACAGTATCTAGATAAATCCCAGTTCTACGCTCAGTATTATAATGATCCATCAGATCCAGATAATAAACGTATTGAAAACTTTCAATACTACGACCGTGATCGAATTAAGATGGAGCAGGGGCAGTGGAAGATCGGCAGTAAAGTTTTGAATGTATATGCTGCGATTGACTTCGCAGCCACAATCACAGCCCGATCTGACTACACTGCGATTGTAGTTATTGGGGTTGATGATGAGCATAGGATTTATATCCTAGATATAGATCGCTTCAAGACAAACAAGATCTCCGAGATGGCAGAGAGACTAGAGAAAGCCTATAATAAATGGAGATGGATTAAACTACGAGCAGAGATTAATGCTCAACAGGGTTTGATTGTCAGCCAGATTAGGGAGTACAACAGGAAGCGTGGAGTCTTCTATACGATAGACACCATTAATCAAGTTGTGAATAAGCAGATTCGGATCATGACAAATCTTGAGCAGAGATATGCTGAGGGGGTTATCTTCCATTTCAGAGGAGGTAACTGCCAAGTTCTTGAGGATGAGTTATCAAGTTCTAAGCCAGCGCACGATGACGTGTCTGATGCTTTCGCATCCTGTGTAGAGATTGCAACAGCACCTTCAAAGAGGCGTACAGAAATGAATACAGTAACTAATATTAGATATCATCCTAAATTTGGTGGAGTATCTTAATGGCAACAACTACTATTGAAATCACAGATCCTCGCCAAGACAAGGCAAAAGTTATTGATGATGTCTGGCGAAGACTTAGCTTTGAGCGGACAGATTGGCTCAACAAAACACAGGAAGTACGACGCTATCTTACTGCCCATAGCACAGCGGACACAGAGGTAGGTCAGACACTCCCTTGGAAAAATAAAACTACTATCCCTAAGCTCACACAGATTAAAGAGAATCTACAAGCTTACTATATGGCAGCTTTGATTCCTCATGATGAGTGGTTTCGTTGGGAAGGGCGAGATGAGGAATCTCACCAGAAAGCAAACCTGATCGAAGAGTATATGCGAACTAAAGTTCGTATGGGTAAATACAGAAATGCTCTTGAGAAGATGGTTACTGATTGGATTGTGTACGGTAATTGCTTCGGTGGGATTACTTGGGAACATAATACAACAATTTCAAATATTACGGGAGAAGAAATCACAAACTATGTTGGTCCTAAACTATTCAGGATTAGCCCACTGGATTGTGTAATTGATAAAAGGGCTCCTAGTTTTGAGAAGTCTCCTTTTATTCGTAGGAAGTTTATTCCTATAAGTGAGCTGCTCCAACATAATGAAGTCTCTGATTTCAAATATGATGAGAGTTCCCTTGAGCAACTAAGGGATTATCGAAGCGGAGCACGGGAAGATTGGACGGAGTTCTTCAAAGAACAGGGCTATGAGATTGATGGCTTTCAATCCTATACGGATTACTTTGATTCGCAGTATGTTGAGATCTTAGAATACTGGGGAGATATCTTCGTCAAAGAGACAGGAGAGGTAGAGCGAAATAGGGTTGTGGTTGTCGCTGAACGATCCTTTGTACTTCTTGATATGGAGAATCCTTCATGGAATGGTAAGAAGCCTTTCGTGCATGCGGGCTGGCGAGTACTCCCTGACAATCTTTATGGGCAAGGGCCACTAGATAATCTGGTGGGTATGCAGTATCGCTGCGATCATCTAGAAAATCTGAAAGCGGATACCTTCGACCAAATTGTTCATCCTGTAATTAAGATTCGAGGAGATGAGGTAGAACCTTTTGAATGGGGGCCGGGAGCTAAGATTTATGTAGGCACCGATGGCGACGCAGAGGTCATGCGACCTGATGCTACTGTTCTCCAAGCGAACACAGAGATTGCTATTTATCATGGGATGATGGAGCAGATGTCCGGCAGTCCCAGAGAGATGATGGGCTTTAGAACCCCTGGGGAAAAGACAGCGTTTGAGGTTGATGTTCTCCAGCAAGGAGCCAATCGAATGTTCCAAGATAAGCTTAATCGCTTTGAGGAATATGTGATCGGACCCTCACTGAGTATCATGTTTGAAATGATTGTTCGTAATCTTGACATCGAAGATGTAGCTAGAACTTTCAACGATGATACACAAGCCCTTACTTTGACAGAATTGACGAAAGAGGATGTTGTAGCAGATGGTGTTCTTCATCCTATGGGAGCTAAGTATTTCTCTGATAGAATGAGACGAGCACAGGAGCTCCAGAACTTTATGACGATTCTCCAAAATGAGAAGACAGCACCTCACGTATCGGGACTGTCTGCTGCTAAAGCTATAGAGAATGAACTCGGTTTCGAGAAATATAATATGGTCCAAGAGAATGTAGGGATTATGGAGCAGATGAATACACAACAGCTTATTCAGCAGTTTCAACAGATGATGCAAGCGGGTGCTCCGCAGGAAGAAGAGGTAACTGATGAAGCTATCCGCTAATATAGAACTTCTGTTTGAACCTGGAGAACTAGATGAGATCAGGCATATTGGGAAACGAGGATACGTCCCTGCTTACGCACTCGAAAGAATTCTAACTAAACGACTTAAAGCAACGTATCCTACACCTGAACTACTGAATGAAACAAACTACGCATACAAGCGGACGTTTTATGACGGGAAAGCGTCTGAGATTGTATTTATGTTGAACTTACTGAAAGAAGGAGAAAAGGCTAATGACCGAGCCGAAACAAACTAAAGACCAAGAACAGACCATTCTTGGGCAGAGTCTTGAAGAGAATGACAACTCTAATGGACAGAATGATCCCAACCCTCAGTCAGAAGAAAAACAAATCGAAGGACAAGAATACTTGTCTCAGTTTGTAGGGGAGGGAAAGAAGTACAAGTCTGTTGAAGACTTGGCTAAAGCTTACGCTAATGCAGATAACTTTATCGAGACTATGAAGATCGAGAATAAAGCTGCAAAGCATGAGCTAGAAGAGCTTCGTAAGAAAGCAGAGAAGACGCAGGAAGTCGATCAGATTGTGGCAATGCTTCGTGGGAAACAATCCTCTGACGAAGGATCTGATGACGCGGACACCTTTACCAAGGAGAAGTCCCAGCAGAAAGCTGCGCCCTCTGAAGAAGAGATCGCTAATGTGGTCACTAAGCTTATGGAGCAAAAGGAGAATGAGAAGAAGACTCTAGAGCAGAAACGACAGATTGAGGAGAACCAAAAGAAAGCGTGGGAGATTCTTTCAAAGAGCGAAGAAGAAGGTGGGTACGGTTCCATAGAAGCTGCTAAGAGAGCAGTTCGTGAAGCTATCGAAGCCAATCCCTCTCGTAAAGAAATTATTAACCAGCTTGGTTCTTATGATCCTGAAACTCTTGCTCCGTTTCTTCGTACTCTTATTCCAAATAAAGGTAAAGAGTATATCCCAGGTGATGATTCTAAACTTTCAGTTTCGCAGCCCTCTTCTTTTGATGGGCAGCTTACTTGGAAGAAAGCTAAACAGATTAAAAAAGAAAATCCACGACTGTACAAATCAGTCAAATTTCAACAACAGATGCACCAAGCTGCTGCTAAACTTGGTGACGATTTCTTTAAAAACTAAGGAGAATTTAAATGGCACTTACAACTGCATGGGATGCTGACAATCATATCATCAGGGCTGAAGTATGGTCTAAGATGATCCAGGATGAGCTTCAAGAAGAGTTGATGGCTCAAACTCTTGTTGATTGGATCACCGATTTTGGTGATGGTGATCAGCTTAATATTCCTACTCTCGGCTCGCTGTCTGCTCGTGATTATGCTGAGAATCAGCCTATCACTGTGGATGATCCTGCGACTGGTGAGTTCAATCTGTCGATTGATAAGTATATCCAGTCTGGTATCGCTATCGTTGATAAGCTCAAGCAGGATACTTATTACATGAATATCCTGACTCAGAAATTTCCTGAGCAGGTTATGCGAGCTATTATGGAGCGGCTTGAGTCTGATATCTTCTTGCTTCATAAAGAGCAGACTAGCAACGATGCCAATACTATCAATGGCCAGGCCCATCGTTATGTGGCTACTGGTACTTCCGGTGTCATTACGCTGGATGATGTGGCTAAAGCTAAGCTGGCTCTTGATAAAGCATTCGTACCTAAGAACGGTCGTGTTGCTATTGTCGATCCTACTGTGTCTTACCAGTTGGTAAACATTGATAATGTAATTCGCCAGGATGTGTATGGTCCGAATACTAACTTGAAAGAGGGCTTCGGCGGAACCAACTTTATTGGTCGCTATCTGGGCTTTGATTTCTACGAGTCTAATATGCTGGACCAAGCCACTGCCCTCGACCATGCAACCGGCGGGGAGTATATCGGCAATATGTTCTTTGGTCCTGAAGCTTTTGTTGGGGCTATGCGCCTTGCTCCTGAGATTGAACAGTCCCGTGACTGGGAGCGTAAGCGTGATGTGTATCATGTTACCTCTCGTTATGGCCTGGGTCTGTATCGTCCTGAGAGTCTGGTGACCGTACTGACTGCTGCGTAAGTTTAATAGCTCCGCAAGCATTGATGGTGATGCAACTGACTTGTAATCAGTAGAGCTGGGTTCGATTCCTGGGCGGAGCCCCACTTTATAAAGAAGGAGAATATAATGGTGACAACTATTAATGGTGTAGAACGCTACGCTCAGAATTTCACCGACACTACAGATCCGGGCAATGATAATGTCTATGATCGCGGTGCGGTAGTAAATGCAGATCTTCCTGCTACAGGAGCTGCTACTGTTGAGTATCACTTTGTGGCTCCCTATGATGGAGTTCTCAAGTTTGCTTATGTGGCTGCGGATGTAACGTCTGACGCTACTGCTACTTATACTGTAGATATTGATAACGTTACTAAGTCTGCTGCTATGGTGAATGCAGTAGTGTTTGGTGCTGATCCTGTACTTACCGCTGGTACTCGTGCTGCGCTGACCCTCTCTACTACAGAAGCTGATCTCGCAGTATCGGAAGGCGACGTGATTAAGGTTACGGTAGCCGGTGGTACTGGTGCTGGGGATGCCACTGTTCAAATGGCGTTTGCTTGGTCGTAATTTAAACAAGAGGGGGAGTGAGATATCTCCCCCTCCTTTAAGGATTTATTATGGCTAATATCGAACATAAGAATATCCCAGATCCTAATATACACGAGCCTAAAGGTATTTCCTCAGCAACAGCAGGAGAGATCTATGTAGCTGATGGTGCTGGGTCTGG